TCTCCATTAAAGCCATCCCTAGGCCAATACGCATCACTGTCTGCAGAAATGGTTCTGGATTTCAGGAGACTTAATGAATTTAACTTTTTATCAATCTTAGCATTGTCCCATTTAGCTCCTTGAGCACCAGCGCTATTGTATTCAAACTCGTGACCATAAGGAGTGCTTAGCTCTGAATCAGCAGGTATTCCATGAGCATCTCTCCACATCCCTCTTCCTAGGGTCCACCTTGGATTCAGAACATAATAGTGAGACATGCGGCCTTTATTCATGTCCCAGTAACCGAATGTGTTATCTGGATCCTCTAGAAGATCGTAGTTTATTTTCCCTACAATATCCTTCATTCGACCTCTCTCTGTAGTGTTTCCAGTAACTTGTGTTCCGTACATGAAATTCGCTCTCCACCCACCTTGTTCAGCGGAGATACCATATCCTTCGTCATATCCCCATTCTCGGTAACCAGTGGTTAGACCAAAGCCGCCATCTGTTCTACTTGACAACATACATAAAGGTATTAATGTTGGCTCGTGGTGAGCACTACTGTTAAAAAAATTAGGGGATCCACCAGCGTTTTTACCATTATCGACTGTTGGAGGATAAAATCCCATTTGATACCCAATGTAACTAGCCCAATCGGAATCTTGTGAGGTAAAATCATAACAATATCTAGCAGCTTTGCTTTCAAGACCTTGAGCTGTTATATCTTCCCATTTGAATATCGGGTATATTAAATTTGCATGTGTGGCTATGAACTCATTCCCCAGCCCTATACTATCCATGGCGCTGTTCCCATCAACATTGCTTGCGGTTTTAGAATCCAGAGGGGCTAAAGCGGCAATATATGAAGGTAAATCCAAAATAGTGCTATAATCAAACCCATCAGCTGCAGTATCATCATATGATATTTTTATAGGTTCATATTGCTTTTGACTAGGTATACTTATATAAAAAGACTTATATTCGCTTGGTATAGTTATAGCACCCCCAACAGACCAATATGTATCTCCACCAGCTCCAGTTTTAAAACTTGAATCGCTCACCCCTACATTTCTTGACTTCCAATGTATTGCGGATCCGTCTAGACAAGTCGGCTTAACATTAGCAATATCTCCATCTGAATCGCAACCACTAAGTCCATAAACTCCACTAACATCAAGCAGGTTTTGTATTGCACTACTGTTGTTTAAGCTCATGTTCTCATAAGGACTGCCTTCAGCTGGAATCAAGTACGAGCTTACTATATAACTACCCGTTTTGCTCGTCCATGTATATTGGGTCACTGGGTTGTCAGCATTTGAATTATTATTGTTTGATTTAAAATAAAGTCTACCTTCATAACCAACAGAGTCATCAGCTATCGACAGCCAATCATTATAAATGTAATTAGTTTGGAAGCCTTGGTCTCGATGATCCATCTGGTAAGTCGGCTCAAATTCACTAGCTCTAGATTTAGATTTTAGAACAGTTCCTCCTAAATAGAAAGTCTTTCCATCAACTTCATAACTTTCCACTTGACCAAGACCTTTTCTCGTGACAGTCTCTACGGTAAATTCGTTACTATCATCGAGGAATTTTGCGGTGGACTTATTTCCATCCCATGCGCTTATACGCATTATTTGGGCAACGATTGGCATCGGCATTGCAAATCCTAATTTTGTTTTTCCAGCGATTGGATCATGCCATCCTGCAAAAGCTAATCCGAAAATTTTCCAAGTTCCGTTTATTTCTACCCATATAGTGGATCCAGAATCTCCTCCCCTTATAGGGTTGTAGCATAATATTTCATCTGCTTTAGCGTCTAACTTAAGAGAATAAGCAAAAGCTTCAGTGAATCTTGAATAAATATATCCCGTACTATCTACAGCGCTTTTGTATGCAATTGGAAAGTCTTTCATCGGTGCTGTGAATTCTATTTCTGGATCACCTTCCTTTGGCCCAGTCGTCCTTCCAGACGAAAACATTTTCGGGCGCCCAGCTGCTCCCCCGCCAACATCAGTAGCATGAGATCCCCAATCTGAGTCATACATTATCTGAACATATTCCCCCCATGTAACAAATGGCGCAGCAGAGCTACCCTGACTTGATATTCCTATCTGCTTCCATGAATCATTGTCAACCACACTTGCTTTTAATGCTATTAAAGATGCATCACACATAATTAAGGGTCCCGCTGGATTTGCGCCACCTGGGCCCGTTTCCTCCTCCACCCATCTTCCATAGCCCTTTGGAACATTTCCGTACTCATTTTGAGAAAGATTTACGCTACCCATGGTTCCCATAGGGTGATATCTTTTTAATATTCCAATAGCATCATCACTTTCCGCATCAAAACCTTTATATCCGTCACTTTCTTTTCCTTGAAAAATTATTTCATTAACTACATTAGACGCCGTAACCTGATCTGCTGGTTTCTCATTCACTCCAACTAAATTAGGAATCCATGCGTCTGTATTGGTAACGTGAGCATTTGATAAGGCACATAATGTACCATCATCATCATCAACCACAAGCAAACCAAGTGTTCCAAAGTTTGGAGCATCTTCTGTAACTGCTGAATTACTTATGATACTAGAGCCTCCCTTGATGGGCCTAGTCTTATCTGCATTAGCGTCGGCATTGAATTCAGTACAGCCCTGATAAGATAATGTATCAAGATAACCCATAGGCACCGCCATTCCCCCCGAAATTTTCGTATCTACTTCTTTTCCGCTTGGGAGTTTTATAGAATCTGGTATCCCTAATTCTGTTTTTGTTTTTCCAGGTTCTACGAGGAATGTTACGACATCTTCGCCTTCTTCATTTCTTTCAAGAAGGAATGGTGAAGCATACGTCTCTGATAGAAATTTTCTGTCTTTTGTTAAGTCTTGAGAGTCGGGTGTAATATCTTTTTTCATAATTTTATAATTACCTAATTTTTAAGCAGGGTCTACAATGTGAAAGTATATGGTATTTAGTGAATCTTCCTCAGCTGGCCTGTTTTTATACAAAGAAACGCAATCCAATTTTCCTACGTCAGCAGGAAGTGGATCTGGCAATATAAAGCTAGGTATTGAAAACTCTTGACTTTGCTCTTGTGAGGTATAATCATAGTTATTAATTTTCCCTCTATAGGCATTGCCAAATAAAACATTGATTTGCTTCTTTTTCGTTTCACTGCTGCTAGTTTTAAATATGGTCCATCTTCCAATTTGATTCTGACCACCCTGTATCGAGAAAGAGCCCTCGAAAATAGCAGAAACATCTTCAAGCAAAGGAGAGTTTGAAAAAAGATTACGTATATTAGCTACTGATTGCACGGTATTATCTGCAAACATTCTAATCGCTTTTTTGACCGTAGGTTTGTGCTTATTCCAAAAATCAATTTTTTTATTGTATTTAGAACCGTCAAACATGCCACTCATGTCTTCAATCGCATAAGTTGCTGGGTTAGGTTGGTTTTTATAATTTTTACTCCCAAACCAATAAGCAAGCTCTTGGGGGTGTGACGGATTAAAATTGGAATTTTTAAACATGTTTTTCATGCTTACTACCTTTGAAACATCCCAGGATCTAATTGAATAATTAAAACTAGTTGCTCCATTAAACATTTCACTCATATCGGTTACAGAGGAGGTATCCCAGCCGATAAGATCCTTATTGAAATTGGTATTGCCCAAGAATACCCCAGACATATTGGTTACTGTGGAAGTGTTCCAGTTACTTAAACTTCCATGGTTAAACGACGAGTCTCCACCGAAGACCCCAGTCATATCTAGTAAGCTCTGAGCGGTCTTGAACCACTTCAATGGTGACGTGCATTTAGACCCATAAAACATGTTTTTAATTGTCGTAACATTTGCAGTATCCCAAACGACTAAACCCTTAGGATTACATATACTATCATGAAACATCCCTTCAAAGGTCGTTACATTAGTGGTTTTAAGAAAAAGAGTGGCTTGATCCCACACCTTATTATTCTTAAATAAAAACGACATATTTGTAACATTATTTGTCCAAAAGCGAACAGCTCCTGTGAATTTCGCCCCTTCAAACATTCCCTCCATGTTTTCTAAAACATTATTGGCTTTAAACCAATTCGTTATGTTGTTGTTGAACAGGCTATTTTTGAATAAGTTCTTTGCGTTAACAACTTTTTGAACATTGAACCCATTAATCGCAGGTGAAGATGTTGCCCCTTCAAACATGCTTTCTATATTTGTTACATTTTTTGTGTCCCAATACAATGCGGTCGAACTAAAGGATGTATTGTCCTTAAACATAAAAGACATATCCGTAACAGAACCCGTCCTCCAAGATTTTATGTTACCATTAAAACTCGCCCCTTCAAACATTCCTGAAAAATCTTGCACAAGTTTGTTTGTAGAAAACCACGCTGTTATTGGCTTGTTAAATTTGGAATTTTTAAACATGTTTTTCATGCTTATAACTTTTCCAACCCTCCAATTATTTATTCCCTTGTTGAAGATCGACCCTTCGAGCATACTTTCCATGGTTGTAACTTTCGCAACGTTTAAGAATAAATCCAATGTCCATTTAGAATTTTTAAACATGAATGATGTATCCAATAATTCTGTCCCGAATTTTATACCATTTTGATTTAAAGAGCTATCCTGAAAACATCCTTGTGTTGACGTGAGGCTAACACTTGAACTGTCTATCTCATTAAAGAATTTCTTGATGTAAGCTGCGGTTCTGCATTTTGTGCCTTTGAATGTATAGAGACATCTTATGTTTCCATCGTCTCCCGCAGTTTTTAATATTAGTGCTGCTGGGTCTGCGGAGTCAAGCGCACTCATTGCTGGATTAAACTTTCCTTGCTTTATGGGCATGTCCTCAAAATCCCCTTCTCCATGCACCCATAAATTACTTCCAAAACCAATTTCTTCTATTTCCTCATGATTAGCGCATGGTGATCTTGAGCCCCTTTCTGCCATACATAACTTAAGGCTAGCATCAGTAACATTAGATGCTGATCCAAACCCACCATTAATTACGATTCTTCTTGCTGCATTACTATTATACAAGTGCCAAAGCGTTACCGATTGCTGATCGACATCTATAGAGCCAACTTCTAATCCCATATTTGAATGAGCTCCGCATTTAATGAAAATTCCTGTCGAAAGTCCAGTTGTCGAGTCTCCTTCGCTGATGTCTATCTGTGTTTGAGCTCCTTCAGTTCCTGGGGTTCCAGAAACAGTTACTCCAGTTGAGTACGTCGCCCCTTCTGAGCTTAGAGAAAAAAGCAACGGATGGGTGCTGTTGGAAGAATCGCTTTGGTCAAAAATATAATTATTACCTTCTTCAAGAATCACCTCTCCTATTTCGATTGCTCCTGATTCATCATATAATATAAACTGATTCGTATTGGCATGCCCAGATCTAGTTTCGACTTTTACTTTATATGTGATAGTTCTTCTTTGAACTCCCGCCGAGGTTATGGAATTAATTATTTGCGTGCTTCCATCCCCCCAATTTACAGACATATTAATGTCAGTTTCGTTGAAATACCTGGGCTTACCAAAAGATAATGCTAAAAAATCATTCCCTGTTTTTTTTCTGAAGACTATTTTACTCATGCCGTTTTTTTTTGTTAAGTATTATATTTAGAGTGTTTGTTAAAATTACACGAGAACCTCTTTCTTTAGAATAAATAAAGGGTTATTCTATCATTTTATTGTAAAGAATTTTGTCCCAAAGAGATCTTTTATTAAAAATGTCAATAACCTTTGCACTTAACCCTTTTTTTGTTTTTGATTTTTTATTGTTTTCATTTCTTTGGGCAGAGTTTATATCTTCTGGAATCATCTTTTGTTCGTAACAAGATTCGATCACCTCTTTCATGAGATCATTCGAATCACGAATATCTTTTACTAAAAAATTGTTTTCTATTAAAAAGTCTAATGCATTATCCAAATGTTGGTATTCTATTGGGTTGTTGTTTCCAATTTCATTCATTGCTCTTATTAGCCAGGAATCTTCAGTTTTATTTGATACTAGATATTCCTCTATACTTTTTTCCGCTATTACTTTATGAGTATCTTCGTGTTGAGATCTATCTGAGGTTATATAATTGTATAAAGATATTGCTCTGTCCAAGGGCTCCCGTAAAATGGTAAAATTTAATGGAACCAGATCGGTTTTTTTTAAAAATGACCAGATGTTATTAAGGGATCTAACAATAACTCTTGGGCATATTTTACCACAACAACCCTCGTTTTCGCTTATCGCTGGCTCAGCCACCGCAGCTAATATATCAGCCTGGCCATTGTTGATGTACTCAAGCAGCGTTTCTATGCCTGAGCTTCTTGACCTTGGAGCGTCATGTTTATATGTTTTTATCCTTGAATCGTTCTTCCATGCATCGTTTCTGAATGAAACAAAAAAAGTTGCATGCGAACAATCATCAAAATCGACCTGTATTCTTTGTACATTAAAATACCTGTCGCCTCCATGTATTCTGGCGAAATACTTAGTAAAGGCTGAAATTACAAAACTCCCAGCATTTTTGGGCACATGTAAAAATGTTGGTATTTTTTTACTATCTTCCACTTTTTCTTCGTCTAACTGTTTAATTGTCATTTCACTATATATAATATTGTGTATTCTACATTTTTTGTCTAAAATTTCATTAATTTTATCGGGCACATCTTTTTTGCTTTTTATAACTTTCCCAGATGTCGAATTAAAATTTGCCACATTTAAATGATTTAATTCAATTTTCATGCCGTATGTTTGCTTGTATATTCTATACAAAATTTCGTCTATAGCTATTACGTCAAATATTTGAAATTTACTTAATATATAAAAAAAGAAATTCTCCTGATGTTCATTTAACATTTCTCTTTGAAAAAAACATTGCTGCAAAAAATACGGAGAAAAATCTTCCTCCAGAAAAGATAAAAAAGCTTTATTTCTATTTTCTTTGTCTTCTATAATTCTATGATTATTCAATAACTCGTGTTTTATAAAACTCGATCCAGCTAAATCTAAATAATGTTTATGGAAAAAATATAGGTAAGGCGATTTATTCGTTTTTTTAATTATAGCTTTAAAGTAATTAAATATAGTTTTGTTTAATTTTACTGCAGATCTAAAATCTAAACATATTGATAATATTTTTATATATTTATCTTCTATTAATTTGGCTAAATTAAAATAAGAAATAGAATAACAGTTGAACTCCATCTCTTGAAAAAAGCTTCTTGGATATGCATCAAAGTATTCCTTGCACACAGCAAAAATAATTATTTTAGCTCCATCGTCTGTTATTATTTTTAACTTAACAGCTTTTGAATATCTACTATCTTTTTTTAGATATTGCCTTGCTGCAATTAAGCTGATATCCAGTATGTATTCCGAACCGCAATGCGGTTGAAGTAGACACACAGGCAAGTCCTCGTTTTCTGTTTGGTCGAAGGTGTCTTCGTCTATTAGCTCATGATTTTTATTGCTCTTTTTATGTACAATTAATGAATCTGGATATCTCTCTAGAACCTCTTTTTCTTCTATGTGGAAATCTCTTCCATCACTCATGTTTGTTATTATTTCGGTATCTAATAATTTGTATTTATCCAAACGATTTTTGTAAAATAAAAAATTAGCTATGTCAAAATTTAAAAACCCACTTGGCGGCATTTCGTTTTTTATAATATCTTCCCCACCTTTTAATACTTCTTCTAATTTTTTTGAATTCCTGTATATAGCTATTCCGTTTAAATGATCTTTATATTCAGACTCATAATGGCAAGCTTGATCGCCTTTGTATTTACTGCCCGCTATTTCGAATTCATTATTTTTACAAAAATCGAAAACCTTGTCAAACCAATTTTTTTTAAGTGGAATACTGTCGGCCTCTAACATTAAAAAGTTTTCATAATTTTCGTCCCTTTCCATCATCAACCTAATCGATCTGTAAAATAAAAGATTCGCCCCAGAGGTATATCCATACTCAGGCATAACCTTTGGTTTCGGTGTTTTCAGCCAAGGGTACCAAAAAACATCTTCTTTTTCGCAAAGATCTATTGAAAAAACTTCAAGTTTATTAACCCATGGATTCTTCTCAACCCTTTCGGTTATTATTTCTATTTTTTTTGTGTCTACTATTTTGTTTAAATATATAAAAATGTCAATTTTCCACTCAACTGATGGTATTAAATTCAGGTAGCTCCATAATGTTGACTCCACACCTTCGTTTATAACTTCATTTTCTGTGCAAACAAAAAAGACACAAAGCTCTTTTGTCGGTTTTAAGTTTTCTAAGTTGATCATTTAATATTGAAATAAAACAAGTAACTTATAATATAGTTATATGAAAACATTTACAATATTACTTTGTTTTTTTCTTTGCTCATGCTCCTCTAGTTCCTTTGTCTCCAAAACAAAAGACTTAAAAGATCCACTTGAGAAAAAATCTATTTTAATACCCGCACTCCCTGTTTCAGATGAAGGCTACCGTATTGTTCTTAATCAAGAAGGAAATGTTGTTTCAACAACCCCTAATAGAGACTCTTCCGCTTCGGGGGTAATTTTATATATAATTTTAGGTTGTACTGTCGGGTGTGGTTTGATATATGCAGCCCCCTATTTTTTAAAGAAAATCAAAAAACCTGATGTAGTATAAAAAATGTTTCTTTTTTAAGCTCTGTATTGACCACCCGTGAACGGAAACCCTTAACTTTAGATCTTTCAAGTATTTTTGATTCACCAAGCAAGTGACATCGTAACCGTCAATTTCAACCTCTTCACAATACTCTTGACATATTAACTTTATATCTTCTGCATTTTTTTGTTTCATATTATAGTTAACTTCTATTAACTAATAACCACATAGAAGCGGTTATAATTGAAATTATAAGAAGCTCTATTATAAATGACACTCTATTACTCATACCCATATTGTACACTTTTTATTATTTAAATTTTAGTAGATTGAAACTTGGTTTAGTGTATATATAATATGTTGAGCAATCTACCCATCAACCAAGGATCAAGGTTATATTTTAATGGACTTTAAGGAACACCCATATATCAGGGCAACATTCAATAAATACAGAAGTGAGTGGAGAGCTTTAAAAAAAGAGCTTAAAGACTTAGAGGCTTTGTCTAACATGGCCTGGAATGAATTCTATCCAGAGTTCCAAAAAGCATTAAAGTCTAAAAACATAAAAGATCCTTTTTTAAACGATCAAGAAATTTCTCCCAAGAAAAATGTTTCTGTATTTTCGGAAGAATCTATAAAAATGATTTATAGGGAGGTTGCAAAAAAAAGTCATCCAGACAAAAACGGCTCATCTAAAATCGAATCTTTTCAAAAGATATCTAAAGCGAAAAAAGACGGTGATTTAAATATTTTTCTTGATGAGGTTAAAAAGATTGATGGAAAAAAAATCGAAATCTCCTACTCTTTAATCGACAAATTGGAGGAGGAAATATCTGCTATTCATAAAAAAATAGACCAACTAAATGGCTCTTTTTATTTAAATTGGTATTATTCCCCCTCATCAAATAGATCAAAAATCATGAACAAAATAATTAATTATTATGAAAAAAAGAAAAGCTAAACCATGCGAAGAAACTATTATGAATAATAGTTTTGACAAGTTTCATGTCAAGAGCCTAAACCTGACAGAAAAACAGAAAAGGTTTTTCTCATTAGCTTCGGATAAAAACTGTAAAATAGTTTTTGTCTCTGGTCCAGCTGGAAGCTCTAAAACTTATATATCTGTATATAGTGCTCTTAGACTTCTAAGTGAATTCAGTCAAACCGACTTAATTTATATAAGAACTATTATAGAAAGTGCAGATAAAGGGTTGGGTGCCCTGCCAGGAGGTCTTGAGGATAAGTTTAACCCGTACATGATACCTCTTTTGGAAAAGCTAAATGAGATGCTGCCCGCCAACACAACTACCCAAAAAGACCTGTTAGCAGCGGGGAGGGTCGACGCAATGCCAATAAATTTCCTCAGAGGAGTTAGTTGGAATGATAAGATAATAATTATGGACGAAGCTCAAAATGCTACATTTAAGGAGCTAACCACTCTTATCACCAGAATCGGAGAAGGCAGTAGGCTTTTTATATGTGGAGACTTAATGCAAAGCGATATTAATGGGAAAAGCGGTTTCGGCGATATGATGAAACTTTTTGATGACGAGAGGAGTTCCGAAAACGGAATTCATTGTTTTAGATTCAACAGTTCGGATATAAAAAGAAGCAAGGTATTGAAATATATTATTTCTAGATTAGAGGAACAAAGAAAAGCTGCAGAAAAAAAATAATTTACACTTTTTTTGTTAAAATATAGAATTTTTTTTAAAATAATTTATTATTTTAAGATGAGTTCTGAGATTATTGTTGCTATTTTGTCTTCGCTGACAACGGCTTGCGTTGTTTTGTTTAAGTTTTATCTTTCAAAAAAAAGAGAGAATCAGCTGTCTCAAGACATACTTGATATAATTAAATTACATGACATTAAGTCGATTAAAATTAATATAAAAGAGAATAATGGAGATTTCAACTTTAAGAGCGAGGGCTCAGTTGCAGTAGAATCTTTTATACCTTTAAAAGGTTTTGGGCTTCAAATCATATCATCTGAAAAAATACTACCCGAAAACGAAAAATTAATAATTAAATACATGAAAAATAAAACACGAGAACCTTTAGATTATGTCTAAAATATATTGCCCTCATTGCGGTAGTAAAAATGAATACTTGTTAAAGAAGCCAGATAAATGCAAGTCTTGCGGCAAGCCTTTATCTAAAATTTCAAACATAAGTAAAAGCAGTGTTGTAAGAGACAAAATACCCGTCGATAGAAAAACAAATATTTTAAATCAGGACTTAGATTCTGACGACTTCTCTGATTCTTTTGAGGTTCCTATTGTTAACAGCCTAGATTACGAAATTGATTATTCAATGAATAACGTATTCAAAGGGTCTGATATATTAAATATGAGCGAAGAAGATCTGAAAGAATCAAAAAAAACTATAAAAAAAGCACGTGGAACCCGAAAAAGAAAAACCAACTTACGAGGAAAGAAGCGAGCTGATTGATAATGAGATCCGTAAAAGGAGACCGAAGTGGAGGTTAACCTCTTTAGCTTGGGTTGACTTTGACGATGTCTCTCAGATAATGAGAGCTCATATTGCTAAAAAGTGGGATCAATGGGATCCCGCTAGACCCCTGGTTCCTTGGGTTAATAAAATTATCACGAATCAGTTTAAAAACATACTTAGGAATCATTATCATAATTTCGTGAAGCCTTGTATGGGTTGCCCTTTTAATAACAGCATGAGTGAGGAAGAAAACTCTTGCACATTTACAAAATCTAAAACTCAAAACTCGACATGCCCTTTGTATAAAAAATGGAGCAAATCAAAAAAACATGCATACGGCATAAAGATACCTGTTCCTATAGAGATACTTCCTAGAGCAGAAGTAGAGTCAAAGGAGGATGGGTATTGTGAGATAGATTTTTATATAGGGAAAATACATGCAGAGGTAGAAAAGCAATTGACTGAAAGAAATTTTAGTATATATACTATGCTGTTTATAGAAGAAATAACTGAAGAGGATATCGCAAAAAAACTTGGTTACAAAACATCAGAAAAAGGCAGGAAGGCTGGCTATAAGCAAATCAAAAATTTAAAACTAAAATTTAAAAAATTAGTTATTAAGATTTTAGAAAAGAAAGACATTTTTTATACATGAAACTAACAGAAGAGCATAAAAATTATATAGATAAAAATTATATACAAATACCCGACGTTGATAAATTGACAAAAAATATTTTTGAAGACGAATCTTTAGACGGAAGAAATAAAGAAGGTAAGGCTGTTGCGGAATATATGCTTGAAAAAGGTTATGGATACAAAACCAGAGCTCATAAGAAAGCAAAAAGAATAGAACTCACCGACGAGCAAAGAGAGCTTATAGTCGAATACTCTAGAGATAAATTAAATAGCCTGCAAATAGCTCAATTGATATTTCAAAATAAGGAGGTTAAAAACTTGAGCGCTGAGCAAAGGTGCGTCGCCGATTATTTAAAAACTAATTCTTCTGATTTTATTAAATTTGCTCCAGAAGAGGAAGTGGAGAAATTTACATATTCTCCCCCAAAAACAGAAGTAAAAGTTATTAGAAAAATTAACGAATTTACTCAGGCCAATTTAAACGAAGATATTGATAAATTAAAGAGAGATGAGCGAGATAATGTTTTGAATTTAAAAAAGAATTTATCTTCTCCTAGGTTTTTCCAATTAATGGAAACGTATAAGTGCGATGATAGAAAATTATTTGAAGCAGAGTTTATAAGGGCTATTTGGGACAAACCAGATTTAACTTCAGACGAAGTTAATTTATACATTAATGTCTGCATTGATTATATAAATTTAAAAACAATACAAGGAAACATGGAAAAGTTAAATAGGATGTTTGAGGATTGCGAAGATCAAACCGAAATGTCTGTAAAATTAGCTGAAATATTGAAGGCTAAAAGTTCCGAGTACCACCAATGCGAACAAAGACAAGAGTCGTTGATTAAGAAATTAAATGGAGATAGATCGGTAAGATTAAAAGATAAAAAAGACAAATTTGCTTCGGTGCTTACTTTGGTTCAATCATTCCAAGAAGAAGAAGAAAGAGGTAGGATGATCAAAATAGCAGAAATGCAAAAAAAGCTTGTCGAAGATGAAGCTGATAAATTTGAAAATATGGACGGATGGAAAGCTCGCATATTAGGCTTAAGGAGAGAGGATGTGCTGTAATGTATGAATATAAGGTAAAAGAGGTTATTAAGGTGGTTGACGGCGACACGGTGGATGTTCTTGTTGACTTGGGGTTTCATTTATACACAAAGAAAAGAGTCAGGCTTCAAGGTATTAATGCTCCTGAGTCGAGAACAAGAAATCTATCCGAAAAGAAAAAAGGATTAGAGGCTAAAGCTCGACTAAAAGAAATGTGTAATTCTGATTTAGTCTTAAAGTGTCATGGGTTAGGTAAATACGGAAGAGTTTTAGGGGAATTTTTTTCGAACGGAGTAAGTTTGAATAAATTAATGGTTTCGGAGGGGCATGCTGTTGAGTATTTCGGAGGTAAAAGATAAGGTGATTATTAAGTGCAAGATTTGCGGAAAAGATTTTAAATCTCTTTCTGGTTTGCATATTCATTTGTCAAGAGTTCATGATATAAATCAGGGTGAATATTATAAGAAATATTACCCCAAAAAAAGTCTTTTATTAGGGCATCAAATCCCATTTAAGAATTACCAAGATTATATATCTAGAGATTTTATAAACAAATCTGAATTTTTAGATTGGTGTCAAAAATCCGAGCCTGAAAAGGTTAAAATATATTTGAAATCTAAATTACAAGAAAGAGCTGAAAAAAAATCCTTAAAACATGCTCTCAGTGAAAATGAATTAGAGCTTTGCGATTTTCCAGGAATAGATGTTTATAGAAAATTATTTGGAAGCTATACTCTGTTATGTCAGGAGCTTGGGCTCAATAATGTTTTAAATAAAAAAATTCCTGAAAATTTTTTTGAAGAATCTGGCTCTGAAAACATGAAGATATTTATAGACACAAGGGAGCAGAAGCCCATTTCATTTAATAATTCAGAAAAAATGAAATTGGACTTTGGGGATTATACTGTAGGCGGAAGCGATTATGATTATACATATGTAGACAGGAAAAGCGAGGGGGACTTAAAGTCAACTTTAAGCGGTGGGAACTTTGATCGCTTCAAGAAAGAGTTAGATAGGGCTAGATTGTTTAACTCTTATCTTTTTATTGTCGTAGAAAGTAGTATAGAGAAGATTAAAAAGAACAATATTTTTTCTCCACACAAATCTAAGCTTCCTTATATTTGGCATAATTTTAAAACAATATCTCAACAATACAAAGACTGCTGTCAATTTGTATTCGCAGAAAACAGAACAGGGTTGAAAAAGATTATACCAAAGATATTATTACATGGAAAGCAAATGTGGAATGTTGACTTGCAATACTTTTTAAACAAAAAAATAAATGAAAGAACAATTAATAAAACCAAGTGAAGAACTAACAAAACAAAAAGAAAATCAGGAGAAAATTATATGGTCTCTTGATTTGATGGTTAACCTGTTTAACTGTAGTGATTTTGCTTTTGAAGAAAAAGTAATACAACAATTAGCTCAGGAATTAGGCGAAAAAGTGGATGAAGGAGGCGAGGTTGTTGGAATTGTTAATGAGTTTGGCAAACACGAAGAAGCAATGCATGGTTTAAGATTGATTCACGAAACACAAAATGCTTTAATAACCGCTCATTTTGTTAATAAAACTAAAAATATATATTTGAACATCCACTCTTGTGCTGGCTATAGACCTAGCGAAGTTATAGCTTTAATCGTCGAGAAAGTGAAGCCAGGAAGCTATTCTTGTCAAAAGGTTTTTAGAGATTAATGGCCTGGGAAGCAGGAAGTCAAAAAAGAGCTGTTAAGGAAGATTTCAATAAACTATTATCTGAGATCGAAGGTTATATAGATGAAGATGAAGCGAAAATATTGTTATATAAATTTCTTAAAGAAAATATAACATTTTCCGCTGATTTAATATCTGGAGTAGAGCTTTTTCCTTTTCAGCACATGGCTATTAAGGCTATGTTCGAAACAGACTATACTCTTGGGGTTTGGTCTAGAGGTATGTCTAAATCCTTCACCACAGGAATATATGCTTTTTTAGATGCTATATTTAATCAGGGCATTGAAATAGGTATACTTTCTAAATCATTTAGACAGTCCAAAATGATATTTAAAAAAATAGAAGATATAGCGGCTAAGCCAGAAGCTAGTTTTTTAGCTCAATGCATAACCCATAAGTCAAAAAGCAATGACGAATGGCTTTTAGAGATTGGACAATCCAGGATAAGAGCTCTACCTCTTGGTGATGGTTCAAAACTTCGTGGTTTTAGGTTTCATAGAATTATTATTGACGAATTCTTACTTATGCCAGAAAGAATTTATAACGAGGTTATCGTGCCTTTTCTTTCTGTTGTGGAAAATCCAGTTGAAAGAGAGCGTATGTATCAAATAGAAAACAAGTTAATAAAAGAGGGCAAAATGAAAGAAGAGGATAGGCACAAATGGCCTAATAATAAATTAATAGCTTTATCATCCGCCTCTTACAAGTTTGAATATTTATATAAAGTATACGAACAGTTTGAAATGCTTATAAATGGATCAATAAAAGAAGATGGTGATGCGACTAGATGTATTATGCAATTTAGTTACGACTGCGCTCCACAAAAACTTTATGACGAAAACTTAATACTTCAATCTAAGCAGACGATGAGTCACTCGCAATTTGAGCGGGAATTTGGAGCTATATTTACCGACGATAGCTCTGGTTACTTTAAGACTTCAAAAATGGCTGAATGCACCGTTCCAGACGGAGAGGAGCCCTCTGTAGAAGTAAAGGGTGATCCAGGATCCGAATATATAGTATCTTTCGATCCTAGTTGGGCCGAATCTGAAAGTTCTGATGATTTTGCCATGCATGTATTTAAAATCAATAATGAAACTAGACAGGGGACTATGGTTCATGGTTATGCCTTATCTGGAACAAATTTAAAACATCATATAAAGTATTTTCATTATTTACTTACAAACTTTAATGTTGTAGCTGTCGTAGGGGATTATAACGGAGGTGTCCAATTTATTAATGCATGTAATGAAAGTTCTTTATTTCACCAATCAAAAATAAAAATCAGTATGCTGTCTAGTGATTTTGATAAGCCAGAAAAATACCAGGAAGATTTAGCTGTTGCAAAAAAAGAGTACGACAAAAACTCTAAATGTTATTGTGTTTTAAGAAAACCTACTAGCTCATGGATAAGGATGGCTAACGAATTATTACAATCAAACCTTGATCATAAAAGGGTATGGTTTGGATCTAGAGCCATGGATGAAAGCTATCATAAACAAATAAAACAAAAAATACCTATTAATGATTTAAAATATTTAAATATAGCACATCAAAAAGAAAATACTGGTGCTAAGATGATTGATTTCGTAGAACATCAAAGCGACATGATTGCTTTGACTAAAACTGAATGTGCTCTGGTTCAAATTAAAACAACATCACAAGGCACTCAAACTTTTGACCTTCCTGATACATTAAAAAGAACAACAGGACCTAATAAAGCAAGAAAGGATAGTTATTCTTCTTTAGTTTTAGGTAATTGGATGGTTAAAGTTTATTATGATTTCATCGGGTACGAACCTACCGTTAATCAAGTAACTACATTTACTCCTTCTTTTATAAAATGAATCCCTACATTTTGGATGTTATGCGGAGTAACCGACTTAATTCGGGAAATATTTCTTTATTAAGGTCTTGTATTTTTGTTCATATACCTAAATGTGCAGGAAATACAATAAAAGATTGTGTAGGCGGCTTTGGCCAAGACTCCCATTCTAAAGCTAAAGAAATTCCAAAAGATTTTTTTGATAATTTTTATTCTTTTTCTTTTGTTAGAAATCCTTGGGATAGATGCTTGAGTGCTTATTATTACTTATTTAAAGGGGGGGCTAGGAATTCACAGGATTTTATTGATAGAGAAGAATTTGTAATAAATTATCCTAATTTTTATGATTTTTTAATAAAAGGGGGCTTGGATCGCGCTGCCTCCAACCAAACTCACTTTATCCCCCAAGTAAGGTTTTTGGAACACAGGAGTTTTAATTTTATAGGAAAGGTCGAAAATATAAAAAAAGACATGGAAATAGTTTGTAAAAATCTTAAGATAGAATGTGATTTGCCACACTTTAACAGATCCATAAGACCCTCGCCTAGTTCATATACCCCGAAAATGGCAGATGTTATTTCGAGAGTGTATCAGGAAGACATTGAAGAATTTGGTTTTTCTTACAAATAGCCGCCGCATAATTCGCCGCTATAAACTACTTTCTGTTGTTTTGAAAATTTTTTTTACTTATTTAAAGAATAATGTACTTTATATGCTTTTGGTTCGGGTATTTATGTAATTCTATATATTCTCCCGTTTGTGGTTCAAAAATATACCAATCTTTGCTTGTGAAAACAAGATTGAGCATGTGAAGGTAGCCTTTTGGTATTCCACCAAATGGGTTTTTTTGCTCAACGACAACCAGTCCCACAGCAAACTCAACATCAACACCGTTTGCATAACTAGCTACCCCCATTAGTGATTTATATAACATTGCATAATTATCACAATCTAAATTTTCGCCATTATCGCCTAATGACATTAATCCATTTTCGAATAATAATTTTTCAAACCAAGAATTGAATTTTTTAAAAAAGAAATAATCAACTGGCTTGTAAATACTATCAAGCAAAATCATTCCAATTTCAGGACTAACTTCTGTGTTTACCCAATTAAATGTTTTCTTGTTTGAGAAATGTCTACCAAAATCCATTCTTTTTAAATACCTAGAAGGGTTCATCTCCTTGTATTCAGGTATCTCTTTTATTTCGTCAAAGTCTCTTTCCAAGCAGGAAGAAGGTATGAAAATAAGTGGAATTAGTATAATTAATGTTTTTATCTTTTGTAGTTCGCGCATGAACTACATTACACATTATAAAATGCAAACACTTTTAACCATAGAACGAACTTCTGCTTGGGATTTTGTTAAATTACCCATTTTAAGGTGAAAATAAATATTATCGACGTAATCACATACTTTTAATATTTCTTCCATTTCTAATTCTTCAACATCTACTGTCTTTTTTATTTCTGCTATTGATACTGCAGCAAGAAAAGCTGGAAGTAAACGATCAACTTCTTCATTTTTTATTTGTTTGAGTTTTTCATTCTTATTTCTTTCTGATTGATCTCCTCTAATCAAATCATACTTTTCAACGAATTTACTCCATATCTCACTTGCTGTTTTTTCTATTTTTGTTTTATTCATAAACATAATATATCATACATTAAAGATAAAGAAAAGCATAAAATACAAATATTTCGGCGCTAATAATATTGTTCTTGTTTTTTTTTTATTATATTTCCTTTTTTTGATTTTTAGGTCTGGCTTTTTTTTTACTTTGCTAATATTAAGATTTCTTCTTATTAACGGCGAATTTTCACTAATACCCCCCCCTCCCACAAGCAACCCGTTTAATTTATTATAATTTATTATTTTTTATTATTTTTTATTCGATATTGAAAATAAGGCCCCCGCACTTAAATGTAAAAGTCGGATCGGTCAATTTTTCTAGTTAATGGGGTAGGGTCATGTCTAGGCATAAAAAAAGCCACGGATCCGAAGATCCGTGACTATGTGATTTTTTAGCCTACTACTTAGCTAGAAAGCATTTCATCTACTGCCTTATGGCAAAGGTTGATCGCCATGTTAGAACAGGCGAGAGCCGCGCTTCTCTCGGATCCGTTATGTCTTAGGCAGTACTCCTCTAAAGCTTGGAAACTCTCAGGAGTTGCAAACAAGTTGTTTGGAAGTAAAGGGTTGGAAGGAACAGGCTTTCCTGTGAAGAAGTCTAGCTCTGTGGCAGAAGGGTTGAGTTTACGAGCTTGGCGCTTTCCTCTCAGTATTGTGATTGCCTCCTGTAGGCTAAGGATAAGCTGTTCATTGTCTCGGATCTCTTGGGCTCTCTCTGTGGCTTTCTGAGCTTTCCTGTGCATTTCTAAGATAGATGCGCCAAGTAGTGAAAGCTCTGCATACTCCTCAGGATATCCTGTGTTATCTGAGCTATCCGTGTAGGTTTCGATCAGTTTAGCATCTAGGCAGTACTGAAAGCATTTTCCATTCTGTGTTTCCATGTTCTGAAAGTCATTTGTCCAAATGCCTCCGTCTTGTTCGGATACCATGTTAAGAAAGATAACGAGTGTTTTAATGTTCATAGTAGTATAGTAGTAGTAGGTTAATAATGTTCAGACTCAATCTCTCACAGATCTAGATCCGTGTCAAACTCTTTTTGCATTTTATAGATACAGAGAGCAGAAGCAATCCAAGGCAGTAGCAGACTGAGCCCATTAGTAAGACCTGCCAAGAGGAACGAAGCAGGAACGATAGATATGATAATAAGTTTCATGCTACTACTATAGACATAGATCTAGATCCGTGTCAACTTTTCTTTTGTTTAGTTTGTTCCGTTCGGATCTGCACGGAGAAAGACACTTCCAACCCTCTTGGAAGTTTACTTTTTGACTTCCATCCGTAGATCCGTAGATCTGCCTCAGATCCGTAGATCCGTAGATCCGTAGATTCTCACGTAGATCTGTTTAGTTTGTTTACTCTCTCTCTCTCTCTTTCTCTTGTTTCTCTTGTTATTTAGTTGTATTTAGTTTGTTCCCTATTTCTTTCTATTTAGTTTGTTTTTGGTTTCTATTTAGCCCAAAAAAAAGCCCCCTTTCGGGGGCTTAGTCTTAAGGCATTTGAGTAGTCGCAAAGCCTATTAGGATTATGAGCGCTAGTAAGATCATACCGCTAACACTTCATTCATTGCATTGCGAACCTTTGTAGGAAAGGCGCTATCAGATTGAGAACGAAACAAGTTTTCTTGTCTAGAGGTTTGCTTGGTTTCTCTAGTAGTGCGATCATGAGTTTGATAGGCGGTGAAAGCATTGAAGACGTCCCAAGCGGTTTCGCCAAATGCACCAAGGCGCTCGTTTGAGAATTGAGCCTTTACCGCTTCCCTTGCGGTTTCAGCTTGCTTGCTTTCGCCCTTGAAAACAATCTCATTGATCTGATCGAATTCGTAAGGCGTTACTTCCCTATCAGACAAGGTAACGATATCAGACTCTAAGGATTGAATCACTTGGCGCATTCCCGTAGCTTGCTCAAGGGCGGTTGCCATGATCGCTCTTTGATTGCGAGTATGCTTTACCTTGGCGATCTTGTTTTCCTTGTCCCATGAGGCGCAACCATTGTCGCACCATACTCTCAAGAGTTCGATTTGGATTGTCGTTGCAAGTGAGCCGTCAAACGAGGTTCTTGCGACAATCCTTTTGTCTAGAACATCGCCCTTTTTCCTATCGTTTGAGGTTGGCACTTCAAACTCACCAAGTGAACCTTGGATGAAAAGTTGACGCCCTTGGTGAGTGAAACCTGCATTTGCATAGTCGAATCCTACCTCCTCCTTGAGTGCATCAAGAAAGGCGAAAGCTTCAACAGGTTGGAGCAAATCATAAGTAGAGGAAACGATTGTCAAAGGCTCGTTTCGATCATCCTTGATAAGTTTGAACCCTTGGCATATGTGATTGAGTGATTGAGTCGAATAGTCGCCAACCTCTAGAGTAGTCAGCACGTCGTTGACATTGTCGCAATCTGAAACGTCTTGTATCTCGAAAGCTCTTGGAGCGATTGCGGTTGGTAGTGAGTTAGGTATCATGATCATTTTCTTATCCTTATGTTTAGATTAATATAGTAATGTGAAACCATAGAATCGCATAAGTAGATAGTTACGTCAAATCTTTTTTTAATTAGTTTAAAATTAGTTTAAATAGATAGTTTTACCTTTGTTCTGATTAGTTTGTTTTTACCTAGTATAATACTCTAATCAAATAAGGGCTTAGAAAGGGCTTGCCTAGTCGATGCGGTACAGGGCTTGCCTTGCCTAGGGAAGCAATTCAATAATGTTCTAATCAAAACAATTCAATAATGTTCTTTATCTTTCTTGTTCTCTATCTTTCTATCTATCTATCTATTTTATTTATTAGTTATTTATTTCTTTCTTATTTTGTTCTTATTTTGTTCTATTTAGTTTATTATTGATTTCTATTTAGGCACAAAAAAAACCACCTTTTGCAAGGTGGAAAGAATGATTTCTTTTTTTGGATTGATTAATCTACAAGAACGTTTTCGCCTTGAATTCTCATTGAAAGAATATTCTCAAGTTTAACGTCTCGCAAGATTACTTTTTTAGTCAATTCTTCTTGAGTTGAACTTTCTCTCTTTTTTGGCAAGAATTCTTCGATTGCGCTTTTTTCAATTGGCGCGCCATTTTCTAAGAAATAATTTACTTCGAAAGTTTTTTCAACTTTGCATTCAAGGTAATGATTTCCTTTATGTTCGACAAGCGCACTTTTTGGCAAGCGAATTCCCCAACGGCGCGGTTGAACTTGAAAATCAATATTCTTGTTTTCACGTTTCGCTTGGTTTTCTAAAGAATTAGAATAATGGAATCCAATGTTTGCC